AATGTCTCCAGGAGGCTGTAACCACTTGGGCAACCAATAAGACTGGCATTGCCCTACATAACACTATGCAGAGCTGGGAACCGCACGATGACCCATTGTACCTCCGCACCTTCCTAAAAGGGCAATGGATAAAGAAATTGGAAGCTCGTGGTCTTCCCCCAAAGAAAGGCCAAATCGTCACTAACATCCACGTCGGCACTACCCTTGAGGATTCAGCCTATGCCCTGTACATGGAAAAACAGATCACACGCACCTTGCCCCCAAATATCATCCTGAATGCCCGTCTCTCTCCCCAAGAACTTGGCGAGTTATATGAAAAGCACTGGGACACATCTAAACCCGTTACCGGTAATGATGTCACAGGTTGGGATGCCGGCGTTGAACACGAGTTCCTGCATGGTGTTGACTTGTACCTTATGCAACAGTTGCACTTTCCTCTCTCCTATATTCAGGCGTATCAACATCGGCGTCTGAATTCCTACACACACCTTGGCCGTTTCCCCGTCATGCAAGCTAGTGGTGACCGTTACACGTGGATTCTCAATACTCTTAGGAACCTCGCTGTCACGACACTCTACTTCAACCTTCCCGCCGGCACCACTATGGCCTTTGCCGGTGATGATTCAATAATTTGCGGCCATTTCAAAAAAAATCCTTTCTTCAAGTCCTCCCACTGGGCAATGAAATTCAAGCCCTTTTGGTCTCCCTACGGCGCCTTCTGTGGCTGGACTTTTGGAAAACATACGCTCAATGTCAGCGCGCGCGCCGTTGCCTACCGCGCCCGTGTTATGCTTCAAGCTGGTCAGGCTTCCCCTGACCTTTGGCGGTCATTCAAAGATTCGCTCCCCTATGTCAACCCAGACTCCAATAATTTTTCTGCAATTCTGTACTATATTAACTTAGCTCACTCAGTCTTTAATCTTCCGATCTCCCTATGATTCATGTATTTTATCTTCTAGTTTTAGAGATGGTTTTACCCGGTTACCTTTTCCGTTCTTTTTTTTCCATTTCCATTAATCCCCGACGGTCGGAGGTTAGGCCCGCTGTAGCCAAGTCTTTATCATGTACTCAATTATCAATGCTGTTGCCCTTGTCGCCCTTTTCACCTTTTTTATCCTTTAT